CCAGAACCTCATGGGTAACTTCGACCCAATTACTATTGACAAGTGGTTTATGCGCACTTGGGGACGCATGACTGGCGTGCTGGTTGGCAAGCCCAAGCTGCAAGAGAACATCGAAAATCTTGCCGCCGAGATGCGTAAGGAAGGTATTGAGTTTGACCCGGACCGTTATGGTTCAGACGAGCAATACACTTTCGATACGGTCAGTCGTGTGTTCAACATGGGTGAGCGGTTCTATGCAGAAAATCGAGACGCCATCGAAGCTGGAGAGATGGAGAAGTCCCCGGCTATGCGTGAGGCGGCTCGTGCGGTAACAAATGGATTGACCACGATTGATGCGCCGACCAGTGGCGCGCAGCGAGAGTGGATACGCTCTGTCATTGGCCGCGCTCGTGAGGTTCTTGCAGAGAACGGTATCAACGTAACATCGGCAGACCTGCAAGCAATCGTCTGGTATCCAGAGAAAGACTTGTACTCCCTGCTTCGTGAGGGTGGTCAGGAAGAAAGACTTAATCAGTCCTATGAAGATGTATATGAGGAGTTAATAAATGGAGAAACAGGGCTACGCTCCGTGGACGGAAGAGGCCGATTTGACGATGTCAGACGAGCTATCCGAGAAGCAGATAGAAAGGCTGGGGGACGCACTCGCAAGGCTAGCGGTGAGGAAGCGTCAATCCGGTTCTCAGCAGGAGACTACAGAACAACGGAGGGGATGAGGCGTACCCTCGCCAACCCAGAGACGCAAGGCGTACTAGACAGTGTCAGCAATTTCGTATGGAGAGCGCGCAACGAAGAGGGATTCCTCAAGGGACAGGGTCGTAGGTTCATCAACGAGTTTGTGCATGGCCTAGCGCCTATCGCAAGGCGTGAGCTTGAGCTTTCTGAAAGAACCCGTAAAGACGCGGACGGCAAACCCATACGTCGCTACCTGCCGTTTGCACAAGGTGCTTTCAAGATTACCGAGATGGCACAGCAGATGTCAGGCCGCATGGAGATGTTCAGCCGGGTCGGCGCACCGAAGCTGAACGCAGATGGCTCTGTGGGAATTGCAGAAAACACTATGGGCTTGAAGCAAATCTTCGAGCCAATCGGAACTGGCGAACGCTACGCTAAGTTCCAGATGTATGTGTATGCGCAACGCGCCCAGCGCCTCAAGCAGGAGGGCCGTGAGAAGCTGATGAGCGATGCTGATATCGCCGAGGGCTTGCGGTACGGCAGGGAGAACCCAGAGTTCGACGCAGTGTTCCGCAACTATACGCGGTTCAACGAAGCACTTATGAAATTTCTTCAAGACTCCGGTGCCATCAGCAGCGAGCAAAGACAAAAACTTATAGGCACTGCTGACTATGTACCTTTCTATCGCATCATCGACGAGGAGCAGTACACAGAAGGTCTTTTCGGTCAGGTTCGGCGGGGCAACGAGTACGCTCGTAATTCAACTTCAGCGTTTGATAATCCCGATGCTCGGATACGAGATGTATTACAAAAACTACAGGGTGGTGAAGAGCGCATTGGTGACCTGTATGAGAACATCTTCTCAAACACACAGGCAATCGTACATGCAGGTATGCGCAACGTAGCAACGCAGCGCGTCGTTAACGTGGTGGAGCAACTCAAGCGTACTGATTTTTACGGCACAAATAAAAAGCCAAGGAAGATATCCAAGGAAGAGGCGCAGCAAAACAACAATCACTTCACATACAGAGAGAACGGCAAGACTGTTTTCTACGACGTGGGTACAGACGGTGAACTTATTACCGCGATGCGGACGTTCACCCCCACCCAACTGCAAGGGTTGCTTCGCACCATGCAGAACATCGGTCGCTTCTTCCGTAACGCCATTACAATCACGCCGTCCTTTATGATTGCCAACCTCATTCGTGGTGACATGGCTGGTGTGGTAACGACAGACGCTCCGCTTCGCCCAATGGTAGATACCATCCGTGGTTTGAAAAACGCTCTGCAAGACACAGAGACTATCCAAGAGATGAAAACTATAGGTGGGTTCGGCGGCTACACCTTTGGCGAAAGCAGCACTGACTTTGCCAAAAAGATGAAGAGGTTTTATCGTCGTCACGAGGGGTACACGATTGTTGATACTCCGCAAAAACTCACCGACATGTTTGCTGGATTTGTTGACCGCATCAACTATGTGGGTGAGGCAACGGAACTCGCAACTCGTGAAGCCATATATCGTCGTCTGGTTGAGGGCGGGACTGACAAGGCAGACGCAGCATACGAGGCACTGAACCTTATTAACTACAGCCGTCGTGGTAATCCGCAAGGTGGTTTGGCTCAGACATTTGCCCTTCTTGTACCTCTCGTCCCATTCCTCAACGCCCGTGTACAAGGTCTTTACAGAACAGGGACAGCATTTGGCACAGAGGCAACGGCGCGCAAGACTGCGGTCAAGGGCCTAGCTCTGATGGGAATGTCTATTGGACTGTACTCCATCATGTCGCAACAAGATGACTGGGATAAAGAACCTCTACACAGGAAGCTAAACTATTACATCATCTATGCAGGTGACAAAAAGTTTCTGATACCGAAGCCGTTTGAAGTTGGTGCAATCTTCTCGACAATACCGGAGGTGTTTATCGACGGCATCCGAAACAAGGATGGTGAATATGTTGCAGAGGCGGTCAGCCAAATCTTCCTCAACAACTTCTCGTTCAATCCAATACCACAGGCAATCAGTCCAATACTAGAGGTGGCCACAAACAGGGACTTCTTCCGTGGTCGTGAGCTTGAAAGCCTTGGTGTTCGAGGACTTCCGACGGAGATGAGGGCATACTCCACCACATCAGAGTTTGCCAAGCTCGTTGGTCAGGGGTCTGCCGCGATGGGCATCAGCCCGATTGAGTTCGAGCAACTTGTTAATGGTTACCTTGGTTCTCTTGGCGGCTTGTTCTTAGGTGGCATGGACAGTGTCCTTGGAACCTTTGGCACCGTGCCTGAAAGACCCGCTGGACTGTTTGGCAACAGCGTTGCTGACACGGCAGCAAGAAATCTCGGCATCTCAAGGTTTGTCAAAGAACGCCCGGCTGACCCATCAAATCGGTATCTTTCAGAGTTCTATGAGATGAAGCGTGAAGCCGACGAGCTTTTGCGTGGCATCAACAGGTTAAGAGAAGAAGGGAATATCGAAGAAGCTCGTGCTTTAAAGAGAGCAAATCGTGGACTTCTAGCTGTAAGAGCAACCCTCAACAAGAAATACACAATCTTAAACGAAATCAACGATAAGATTGCCGGTATCAAAACTAGTGGGGCGGAACCAGACGAAAAGAAAAAGCGCATCGACAGGCTTATTAAACAGAGGAACCGCATTGTGTCCGACATGACACGTCTCAAGGAGCGGATACGCGGTAGTAACTGATGTATATGGCAATAATATTAGCTTGCTACATAGAGATGGGCAGGCCGGAATGTTTCGAGGCGCATGATGAGTACGGCCCTTACTTCACGAAGCCGGAGTGCGTTGCAAGAGCGGCAGAGATGGAACAACAAATCAATACTGTGTTCCCTCATGTGTGGATACAAGGATGGAAGTGTGAAAGAGGAGACGCAACATAATGTGGACCGCATTAATATCACCACTAGCTAACCTTGCTGGCACGTTTCTTGAGGGACAGGTCTCCAAGTCCAAGGCAAAGGCAGAGCTTGTGCAAACAGAGGCCGCTGCGAAAGCAGAGGTTATGAAAAACGCAGCGATGCATGACAGCAAGTGGGAACTCATCATGGCTGAGTCCACTAAGCACGGATGGAAGGACGAGGTGGTAACCATCATCGTGCTTGCTCCGTGCGTGATGGCATGGATTGACCCCGAACTAGCCAAGCGTGGCTTCGATGTCATTAGTGAAATGCCGACGTGGTACCAAGGTGCCGTTTTAGGCGTCATCTCAGCGGCCATCGGTTTACGCGGATTTGATAAATTTAGGAAAAAATAATGTACGTCATGCACTTATGGGACATGCACAACCGTACAACGGAGGAACAAGCGAGGAAGAACCGTGGCCGAATTAACAATGGAAAGATTTCTAAAGTGGAAAATACTACCCAGACTAATGATGGGGGTAATGACTTGGATGTACATGGAGACACTGTGGTGGTTCCAAAGCCTGCCGCCGGAGGCGATGACGACACAGGCCGCTAGTTTGACAGCTACCGTCACGGGCGCTATGACTGGGGCGTTCGCTGTCTGGTTAGGTCACGAGAAATGAAAACTGTATGGGTGCTGGTTTTGGTACATGCACTTACGCCGTATGACTTTGATGTCACCCCATTGATGGAGACAGACACGATGGCACAGTGCTACTTTCAATCAACGGTGGCTGAGTTTGATTTGACTCAGCAAGAGAACTTCAACAAAGAACTGCTTTGCATCCGTGTCGAGGAGGAAAGGTAATGAATATAGACCTGTTGAGAGAAGAACTTACAGTCGATGAAGGGTGCAAGGAGGAAATTTATTTATGCTCCGAAGGTCACCCTACTTTCGGGATTGGCCATCTTATTGTAAGGGGTGACCCAGAGTTCGGCAAAGACTTGGGTACGCCCGTCGCTTTCTCTCGTGTGAAAGAGGTGTTTGAGGAGGACGTTGCAACATGCATTGCAGACTGCACTCGTATATTCAAAGGGTGGGAGACCTATCCCGAAGAAGCGCAGAGGTGCTTTGCGAACATGTGCTTTCAACTTGGGAGGCCAAGATTGAGTCAGTTCAAGAAGACGATTGCCTTCGCCGAGGCCGGAAGATGGGACGACGTGGCTGTCGAGATTTTGGACAGCAGATGGAACAAGCAAACTCCGAACCGGGCTAAAAGAATCTCTGAGAGGTTCTTGAAGTTGGGTGTGCCTCACTAAGAGATGAGGCTAGACCCAACCTCGGATGACTTCTCCATAAAGTCTGGCGCAAACTTTGCGTAGTTGCTCTGGGTTATTGCCACTGTCTTGTGGCCCAAGTAGCGTGACACCTCGTATATAGGCACACCGTTCTTGACCATGTGTACAGCGCAGGTGTGCCGCATGATATGCGGCGTCACGTCATCCAGCCCCGCAGAGACAGCCACCCTTTTGAAGTGGGAATATATTTCGCGCACCCGCCTGCCATTTCTCTCTACTACAAATCCAGACTGACTGTCTTCGCAGGCTTTCTTCAAATGTGGTCGCAGACTTTCGGGCATCTTGATGACTGACCGTGGTTTATGCTTACCCCTTATAGTCGGGTCACGGAAATCAATTATATTCTCCTCGAAGAAGACGCGGTCAGTCGTCAAAGACAGGATAGCCTCGGCTCTTGCCGCAGTAGATAAAGCTATCAATGTCCACAGCTTCACGAAGTCATCGTCGCAAGCGTCGAGCAGCGAACGTATCTCGGACTTTGTAAGCCAACGCTCACGAGCAGGTGGCTTCGCATCATCAAAGATGAACGGCGTCCATTCAATGTCCCCAATCTTTCTACAAAAATGCAAGGCTGCACGCAGGACGTGCAACTCACGAGCCGCTGTCTGCGGCTTCGCCTTTCTGTTTCTGATGTAGTTTCTTGTCACTGACCAGTCGAGATTATCAAACGGGACATCACCCATGTTCTCAATCAAAACTTTGACGGTGCTGTTGTGACGCTGGAGATTGCGGAAGCTGGTGTTACGCTCGTGCAGTTCCCTTGTGTACCTGTCCAGTACCTGTGATATCTGTTCCATGCATCCCTTCCTAATGTATGGTCAGTGGTGTGTATGTATATTTTAAGTTTGGAACCGTTTCAAATGAACACGGAAGTCAGCGACTAGCTTGTCCATCTTGTCTCTTACGGTATCATTGTGAACAGCAGCCAACTCAGAACGACTACTGAGACCAAGAAAGTGTCGTAAAGCACTGGCGCATTCCTCTTCTGGCTGACCCATACCCCATCCATAGAAGCCTTCTTCGCTTGCGCGAAACTCCATGTAGGACTGAAACCTTTCGTTCTTGCAAAGCATAGCCGCGCGTGTGATGTACCTCTTCAGAGGCTCATCATCATCACTCTCTCCAATCTCTGGATTATCATAGTCTAGCGCCTTGATGCCAATAGCCATCGGCAAACCAGTCGGCGCGAACACCAGCCAGTCGGCACTTCCGAAGTCGGAGATTGTAAGAGTAAGCTGCCACAACCCATCGGTAGTTTGACGGATAGCGTGCTTCTTTGCCTCGAACCCGCTGACATCTGTGAACGCGGAGCGTGGTACTGGTTTCATTCTAACTCCTCGTAATACACGGCCTTGTAAGCCTCGCGTATTAGGTGAGCCACGGATATGTACACACCTAGTTCGAGTGATTTGGCATGTGCTAGCTTCGCCAGTTTTTGCCAGTCTTCCAAAGGCATTAACAAGTTATAGGTCTTGGTGTTCATCGCTAGTCTCGGCCTCGGCATTTGACTTACTCCATAAGTCTTTTGCTACCTCAACTGCATCCACCCCATTAAATGTCCAGAAGAGCCTTTCGCCTTCCGCAGTATTATGTAACTCGTGATGACACATCCCGCACAAAGGGACGGTCCATTGGTCCCCCACCTTTTGTCCAAGCCCACGATGTTCTGCAAACTGTATGTGATGAGCGTGGTTTGGGCCGGGGTCTCCGCAAACTAGACAGGGCAGTTTCCTGACCCTGCCTAGATGCACGGAGGAACGAACTTTCTTAGAACGGAATATCGTCGTCAATCGCAGCACTTGTGGCGTCAGGCTGCGCTTCCTTTTCCTTGGGAGGAAGGACCACGTCGTTCACACGGATATCCAAGTTATGATAAGACTTGCCATCCTTCTCAGTGCTTGACGCACGAAGGGAGCCAGACACCATTACCTGCGCACCCTTCCGAAAGGCACCAACCAATTTGGTCGGGTCCTTCTGATACCAGTAACACTGGAACCAGTTGGTGTGCTGGTTCTCACTAGCCTTTGCATCGTATTGGTTCTGCGCCACCTTGAAGGCAATAGTATTTTCCCCAAGGACCCTGCCGTCAGCAACGACGTTACCAGAAAAGCTGATACTGTTGTGTTGATTTGCCATGATTACTCCTCTGACAACTTGCCTTTGAACTCTTTAGCAAAGGCACTAAGTTCTATGTGAAGGTTCTCGTTAACAGAGCGAACGTGTTCCAAGAAGTCCTGCTTGGATATAATATAGGTGTTTGCCTCACCCTGCGTTGAGCATTTTGAAAGCTCACTCTGAAACTTCTTTACCTTCTGAGCCAACGCCGCATCTTTGTTCCGAAGTTGTACAACCTTACCGTTGTCCATCGAAACTGTAACCTCTTCAGCGGAGGCCAACTGCCCTCCATGTATTCCAAGGTTTCCGAGAAGACGCCCGATAGCCGAGGTCTCCCCATTCTCCACCGCGCTCGTCTGATTTATACGAGACGCAGTACGGTCCTCCTCTGCCGTGCCGACAGACTTGATGCCCTTCATTTGCACAATCTCTTTACCATCCTCATTGATGATGACTTCAATTTCTTCTGCGAGATAGGCACGGACAGTAACCACATCCTCATTGGTTGACACCCATGTGTAGAGACATGGCATGTCTGGGATATCTTCCGCAGCAACGTGCTTTCTAAACACCTCAAGCCTTGTTGGAACGGTGGTGTATTCCTTGTTGCCAATCTTCAGCTTCTCACCCATGAGATGCAGCGCACGCTGCACCTCTTTAATCTTTTCCGTCACTCTTTATCTCCTTAACATAAAGCTCTGCTTGATACTGGTCACAGAACTCCGCAACCTCACACCAACGCTGACACCTGATTGGTTCGGGTTCCCTTTTCTGTACGAAGAATGGTGACTTTGTCTTGTGTTTCAACGCCTCGTCTTCGTGGTCGTACAGCTTGACAGTTCTGCCCGTCTTTTCCAAAACCACCGCCCACTTTGGGTCTGACATCCATCTCTCTTCTGGCGTACAGAGAGGCAGGTCGGCTGCATAATGCGTCTGCACTCTATCTCGGACGTAATCTGCCGCCTCTTTAGCAGACCAAAGTGGAAGCTCAAACACAGGGAACATAGTGTCAGGATAATTCCCTGTACCCACCTTCCTGTCTGACCAGTCCCGAATGATGGCGCTGATATACAGACCCTCCACGTTGAGGCCAGACTGCCTCAAAAGGAACGCATATATATTAAGCTGCCTCTCAAACTCTTTGAGGTCCGTCTGAGCTTTCCAAGCTGTCATTAGCTTGTAGTCCCAGATTTTGAAGCCGGTGTCTGTCGGCTCAATAGCGTCGATGGCACCCGACACAATCTTTCCCTCGACCTGCGCATAGAAGCGGCGCTCTGTTATCCAACCATCAGGCGCGTGTTTCTCCATATAGGAATGCCACGCCTCACCCAGCTTGGCAAAGCCCCTCTTCAGATAGTCGGGTTGTATTTGACTGGCATGTTCCTTGAACAGACGTGTGACACGAGGCGAGTCCCTCAGTCTTGTGGCACTTATATCTGTGGGCAAAGCGCCAGCGTCGTAGCCCTCTGCCTTCAAATAGTTTTCTAGCGACCTTGGTATTACTGTCTTAGGAAGTCTCATGTTGTCTCATATAGACCCGGAACGATGCGGGGTCAACATTTTTTTGAATGATTGTGGCCATATAAATACAATCCCGTGTCCCATATAACAAGGTGTGATTAAGAAAATCAAACGTCGGGTAAAGCGTGGTGAACCGGAGCTTGTTCTCCAGTCTGCCATCGTTGATGCCCTCAAGCCTGTACTTCGCAAAGAGGTATTGCTTACAGCCTTCCCTGCTGGTGGCGGTGGAAGGGTAAGGGGTGCTAAATTGAAAAGGGCTGGACTTCAGGCCGGGTGGCCAGATTTGCAGTTAGTCTTCAAAGGACGGTACTACGGCATTGAGGTCAAGACACCCATAGGCAAACTCTCAACAGCGCAATCCCACATCCACCAGCGACTAGAAGAAAGCGGCTGCAAGGTCGCTGTCGTTCGGTCAGTAAATGATGCGTTGGAGAAAGTGTTTGACTGGGGTCTCGCACGAAAGCATAAACAGACTGTGGAGAGCAGTCGTCCTGCAAGCCCTGCTTGATTGTGCAGGGTTGGGTCGTTCACTCAACCCTTCATGGCCAGAGTGGAAGCACGCAAACGTCAAGAGGGAAGCTAGGCGCTGGCTTCTTGACGGTGGTGACGATTTCTCTACTGTCTGTGCTGCGGCCACCGTCCCAGAAGAGGCGATACAGAAGTTTGCGCGCCGCCTAATCAAAGGCGAAAGACAGGCGCGTGAGCAACTAATTGAGTGGCGTGACAGCTTTGCAAAACAAACGAGGAAACAAACAGATGACATGGAAATCGAACCGGAATCCGATGTTCCGCTCTAAATTCAGCGAGGACATTTTCAACAACAAATACTCACATGAGAACGCGACGACTTGGGCAGAGCTTGCACGGACACTCGTTGAGGATGTCTGTATGGAAGAGATGCCAAAGGATGAGCGCGAGGAACTGATTGAACACATTACTCAGCTTCGTTTCGTACCCGGTGGCAGGTATCTTTATTATGCTGGGCGCAAGCGCAAGTTCTTCAACAACTGCTTTCTTCTTCGCGCAGAGGAGGACACCCGTGAAGACTGGGCCAACCTTTCTTGGAAGGCCGAGTCCTGCCTGATGACAGGTGGCGGCATTGGTGTGGACTATAGTGTGTATCGCCCGGCTGGCTCCGCTCTTGGTGGTACTGGTGGTACTGCATCTGGTGCCGTCACTAAGATGCGGATGATAAATGAGATTGGTCGTTCCGTCATGCAGGGTGGCTCCCGCCGGTCTGCAATTTATGCCAGCCTTAACTGGCAGCACGGTGACATCAAGGAGTTCTTGAACGCGAAGAACTGGCATGACATGCCGGTCGGTCAGACAGGTAAAACCATGTTTGACATCAAGCAAGAGGACTTTAACTTCCCTGCGCCCCTCGACTTCACCAATATCAGCGTCAACTATGACACCGATTGGCTGTTGAATTACTGGCAGACAGGCAAGGTAGGTGAAGTCTTCTTGAAAAATTGTGAACAGGCATTGTCCACAGCAGAGCCGGGGTTCAGCTTCAACTTCTTTGACAAAGAACGTGAGACGCTGCGTAACGCCTGCACAGAAGTCACGAGCGAAGACGACTCGGACTTGTGTAACCTTGGCTCTCTCAACTTCGCCCGTATTTCAAACATGCAGCAGTTGATGGATGTTGTTCGACTGGCCACAAAGTTTTTGGTCTGTGGCACTCTTGCTGCCGAACTCCCTTACGAAAAAGTGTACAGCACACGGGCCAAGAACCGCCGTCTTGGTCTGGGCTTGATGGGCTTGCACGAGTGGCTCATCCAGCGTGGGTCCAAGTATGAGGTGACGGACGAACTTCACAACTGGCTGCACATATATAAAGCAGTGTCCGACCAGACCGCAGACAAGTTCTGTGACGAGCTTGGTATATCACGCTCCGTTGCCAAGCGTGCTGTCGCACCAACAGGCACAATCGGTATCATTGCCGGTACAACCACCGGAATTGAGCCAATCTTTGCCGTTGCGTACAAGCGCCGGTATCTCAAGGGAACTCGCTGGCACTATCAATATGTAGTGGACTCCGCTGCGCAGGAAATGATTGACGTTTATGATGCCAAGCCGGACAAAATTGAAAGCGCCATCGACCTTGCGGAGGACTACGAGCGCCGCATCAAGTTCCAATATGATGTCCAGAAGTATGTGGACATGTCCATCTCGTCCACAATCAACCTGCCCTCGTGGAACTCTGAGTTGAACAACCCGGACACGGTGCGCAAGTTTGCTGACACCTTGGCAAAATATGCACACGGCTTGCGCGGGTTCACCTGCTACCCAGATGGAGCAAGGGGTGGACAGCCTCTTACATCTGTGCCTTACTCGGAGGCAGTCGAGCGCCTTGGCACAGAGTTTGAGGAGGCGGTCGAGACCCACGACATCTGTGACATCACTCAACACGGCGGCTCATGCGGCGTCTAAAATGTATTGACGGTCCCGTGACCCCAAGTTACAAGGGGGAATGAGGAACGTCGGTTACATCAAGATGCACCGGGGGTGGATGGATAATGAAGCCCTCAAGGACAACGACGAGCGCGTGCTGTGGGTCACCATAATAGAACGGGCCGCTTGGGAAGATACAGTCACCTTTGTAAATGGTGTGCGTGTGTCCATCCCTCGCGGCTCTTTTATTACCAGCCTGAGGAAGCTGTCGAACAAGATAGATTGGGATGCCAAGAGGGTCAGCAGGTTTCTCGACCGGCTTGAGAAGTGCCACATGATTGTCACAGTAAGTGACATGGGAATGACACGGGTAAGTGTTTGTAACTATGACAAATACAATCCGACCCGCCACACGGTTGCCACAGAAATC